ATTTGAACTTGTCGTGAACAACGTCACAAACGAGGCCAGAAAAGACTTTGTGGACGGAAAACCAGTCTTTAACTTTACTGCAAACTATCCAGTGATTATGATGTCCTGGTTTATTCGAAATTCCGATTATGAAAAGGTGACTGATTCGACATATTTTGGTTCGCGTTATGCATACGGATACACGGCTCAGAATTTTATTGACGGTATTCCGCTTACATTCTTTGACGGTTCAACGACACGTTACATAGATCCTTTACAGTCGTGTGAAATTTACATCAACGGTCGAAACATCATGGAACAGTTTGCAACCGGTACATATTTCCGATTTAAACAGCCAATGGAGCACGGATTGTCCGTTCCTTCAAAAAACATTTACATGTACTCGTTTGGGTTGACACCAAAAGAGTTTAACCAGGGGGGTTATCTTGATTTTACAGCGGTCAACTCCGAAACGAGTAAAATGAAAATTTTATATCTTCCTCAGTATGCACCTGACATTGCAGCCGGGTACAAAATAAGTTTGTACTATTACGGATACAAGGTTCTTCAATTCAAAGGAGGTTATGCCACCTTAAAAAATTAAAATTCTAGCACTTTAATAGTGTATGGCATCAATTTTATTATATGCCGTAGGTGAACAAGATGTTCACATTAAAGGCAAACCAAGTATGACGTATTTCAGGTCAGTTTATACACGTCATACTTCGTTTGTTCTTGAGACGCACGAAATTCCTTTTGACACACCAGTTAGCACCGGAAACTCAATCGTATGTACAATTCCACCCCGTGGAGATGTTATTGAAAACATAACACTTCGTACAGTTCTTTCGGCTCTTTATACCAGTTTGAGTGCTGCATTTTGCTGGCCGACATGGCCTGCAAATCTCACGTCTCAACCAAAGGGGTATATTCTTATAAACGGTACATTTACACTTGCACTCGAGGCTGTACCAACAAATGTGTACTATTCTTCATATAATCTGTATACATGGCTTCAAGAATACTATCCGGCTACTATTAACATCGCTACAACAAGTAATTCGTTTTCGTACACGGGCACAACGACTCTTTATTTCGCGGACCAGTTTAGTGCAATTTTTTTCGGGTTCGATACACGCAAACCCGATTCTCGTCTACAGAGTTACTATGGATACACGATTACAGGAACACGAATTCCTCAACTGACATTTACGGCGTCTGGGTGGATTCAAGGAATTGTTCCTCCGTTGGACCAAAACTATCTTGACGGTGTCGGAACTCGAATTGTTCGAAACGCACAGTTGTTGATCGGTGGACAAACAATCAGTGACATTACCGGAAAGTATATCGATCTTGTAAATGATATGAATGTTCCGTATGAAAATCAGGCTGGTCTGACTGCACTTGTCGGCAAGAATGACACGAGCGATCAAATTGGTCCACGGTATTGTTATACCGAGCTCGACTTTGGTGTTCCAAAACTTCCTATATGCGCACTCGACAAACAAGATGTGCAGGTTCAGGTTGAGTTTGGAACTGTGAATGAACTTACACAGGACCAGGATCAAGGAGGTGGAAATATATTCAACTCAAGTTCATATGTCCAGGCTGATGTGAGAAACATTACAGGTTTATCGTCATTTGATATTTATAAAGGACCTGCCATTTACAGTAATACGGTAGTATTTGATAACCGATATACAGGTGTTCGTTATTTTTTCAATACGGACAAAAATGTAAATGATCCGACTGCTTATACATCAGCTACTCCATCCGGTGCTCAATATGTGTTGAATCAAGATGTAGTTGATATCACTGGGAAAATAATAAACTCGAACATTTATGCATATGATATAAGCACTACCAGATATGTTACTCGTCTACCTGTGAATGACTTTTTCGTGACGAATCAAAACACAACACAGACTGCAACGTATGCAATGTGGAACAACGGTGTATTCGGGAAGTCACTTGTTGCCTATGGTAGTATACCCGATATTCCAGCCTCAATAACTACAGATATTCTGAATGTATTTGGATCATGTGGAAAATACATGTACTATCTTGTAAATCTAAATTATGTAAACAATGTCGCATCAAACATACACGCTTCGTACTATTCAAACATTGCACCTGTAGGAACAACACATAGTGTCACTTATAAAGTGTACAACAAAACATCTCTGACAGCCGGTGAAAAAACAAACTGGAATGGTCAACTTGCTACACGATTTGTAGGTTCGAGTGGTTTTTCAACTTCGACAACACCTTCTGGCAGTGATTGTTTTGCAACAACGACATTTACATGGAGTGGAACTTCTACATGGGGATCAACATATTTCTATAACGAATCGTGGTGGAATATTGTCGTCGTTCAATTTGACACATCAAAAAGTATAAATGACTCTACTGCGTACTCTTATTATCGAGACTGGAATAACATTTATGGACTTACAGTTGCAAGTTATGGAATAATGTCTGGTGATCCAAATACAGCATTTTCATTTAATATGCAATCCGATGGACGTTACATATATCAGTACTTTATACAAACAAGTAACCTGGTAGTCATTGACACACTCAACTTTACGTCCGCATCTGGATACAACATGTACTATGTTGGAAGTGTTTCTCCCGTGGCTCCACCTTTACTCAATACTTTTGTAACCGATGGAACATATGGGTATGTGAGTATGCCCGGTGTTAGTGGTGGTGTTAATCAATGGTACTTTGCCAGATTTAGAATCGGTGCAGATTTATCACTCAGTGCGTCATGGGATATGTTTTATTCGTATTCTTCATTTAATTGGCCAAATATAGTACAGACAATTGCATTTGGAACTTATGTGGCTTACATGAGACCATCTGGATTTGATGGTCGGTATATATACTACATTGACTATATAGGAACTTCAGTATACACCTCACCCATTTTGATGATATACGATACGACACTCCCTTTTCAGGCTTCTTCGTTTAGCTGGATTGCAAAACATTGGGGTATTCGTTTCCAGTACAGTATCCCCAACTATTTGAGTGACCCTGACTCGTGGTCCACATCATATTCTTCATTTTGTAACCTCGTCGATATGGATTCATCAGGGAACATGTACTTATTAGCGTTTACATACGGAAGCTCAAAGGTGGTGTATAATTTTGATGGAAGTGTATTCCGCACAATAAGTTCAATAGCAGGCGATGGTTCATGGTATGCCGTAAAATACAATAGTTCCGGAGTCGGTCAGTGGCTTGTACAACTAAATGGCATGATGAATGACAAATTGAAAAAAATTAAAGTCGATTCGTCCGGAAACATCTACATCTGTGGAACACCCGGTGCACCTCCGTCAGGTGGGACTGCATTTTATAATGAAGGTGGAGGTTTGTTCAGTGTATTTCCAACCCAAGCTTCATTTTGTTTTGGTGAAGGTTTTGTAGCAAAAGTAAACTCGTCAGGTGTGTTTCAGTGGGTTGTAAACACAGGTTCTTACGCTATAGATGGCGTAACTCGTTCAGGTGGAAACTATGTGTTTAATGACTTTTCAGTTGATGGAAGTGGAGGCGTTTATATGACCGGTACATTAAATAGTTATGGTGGTCAGGCTACTGGTCAATCATACAGTAACTTGTACAGTTATGGAGCTGTCGGTGCAGGATCGACATTTAAAAAATTTATAACTGCCGGACAAAACAGTGACGTGGTTATTGCAAAAACAAATTCGACTGGTATATTTCAATGGGCATCAAATGTATCAAGTACAAATGACTATGATTTCGGAGCATGTTCTGTGTATACGTCTGCAGGTCTTTACGTATTTGGAACTTTTCAGGGAAGTCCTTGTACAATATGGAATGCAGCTGCGTCTGGATCAACTGTTCTGACCCGTGTCGGAACTGCAGATGGGTTTGGAGTACAGTTTAATGCTTCAACCGGAGCAATTATAACGACTCGTCAATTTTCAACATCCGGAAAATATACAGGATTGTGTTCTGCCGTAGCCGATTCTACTGGAAACATATACCTGGCAAGTGTCGAAGGTACAGGATCTGTTTTCGATGTCGTGCTTTACAAACTTTCGTCGACTCTGACAACAACGTGGTCCGCTCGGACCACGGGTTCAGCCGTTCAGGGCTTACCGATTGTAGCAGTCGATAGCTCGGATAATCCATACTTGACATGTTATTACACATCATCTGACACAAAAATTTACGACTCGAGTGGTAATTTGTACAAGACCTATGTCAATACAACATCACAATATGTTGGAAAAACATATACGGACACATTAATCGTCAAGTATTCAACTACAGGCGTTCCTCAATGGTCCAGGAGTATAAACGGCGTCTCGGACGAAATACCAGTAGGACTAAAGATTCAGGGGACGACTGTATATTTGAACATGGGATATATATCTAGTACAGTCCTTATAGATAGGGACATTCTCGTCAGCTCGAACGAAAACGAAGGCGAAAACCGTGGCGCAATAAACTTTCTTTTGGTTAAATTTAACTCGAGTACAGGTGAGTATATACCAAACTACTATACAAATAAAGTAGGACTTGACAGTCGTTTTATTACATCGACCGGAACAGACATGACTGGTTTGTATCCGCCAAACATTCCACTCAATGGTTGGAGATTTATACAGGGTCAGCGATACTTTTACCTTGCTCAATCAAGTCCATATTCCAACTATACATCACCGGCATTTTGGCAGTTTGATCCTTATACATTCCAGTTTGGGTATTCGTCATCCGTACTTGTCAAGTATGCATATCTCAGTCAAAAGGAGTACGATTGGTTCAGAAGTACTACACATGATATGGTCATACAACAACTACAGCGAATGAATCTCCCGATTACATTATCAGAAACCACTGTACCACTTCGATTCCAGTCTCCAGTCAAACAACTCTTTGTGACGCTCATGACAGCAGCAAACCAAAACACATACACATATTCAAACTTGTCATCGATGGCTCTGACTTTTAATGGTGAACAAGTGCTAGACTACGATGGTTACCTGTACCAGTTTATCGAACCATTCGAAACGGCTGAAAGTTTTCCTACTCGAAACGTGTTTGTGCATTCATTCCATACACCAGTCAACTTTTCACGCATACGCGAAAAAATTTTAACAATAGAAGCACCAACTTCAAATACGTATACAGCAGACATATACGCGCAGACACTGAATGTTCTTCGTGTAAAAGGTGGGATTGCTGGCTTGATGTTTAATTCTTGGTCAGGATTAGGATAATGGACTTTCGAAAGTTTGTAACAAAACTCGGGTCCGCAGACATTCTGTACTCAGAAGAAGCTAAAAAGACGTACTTTAAACAAGTATACACACAAGATTCTCATTTTTCAGAACAAATCATGACACTCCAGTTTCCCAAAAACTATTTTTACGGTGATGAAGTCACTCTTGAACTGTACAGAAACGGTGACATTATTCAGGGAGCCTACTTGTACACTACATTTTCAAACTCAGGTGTAGCATGCGTTGACAGTGCCGGAACATACATGATTGACTATGCTCAGCTTGAATACGAAGAAGAGGTAATTGAACGCCTTGACGGTGAATTTATTGAAGTTCACAATGACATTCAAGTCCCCAAAGGAAAACAAATCGCACTTGGTCCGCTCACAGGGAAGGGATTCTCGACACTTAATGCAAACTACGGAATCAAACTCAACTTTGATATTTTTGAGACTGGATTCCCCGTATGTGCCCTCAAAAAGAACCCCCTGATCCGAATCAAGTTTCGTACACCAACTGAATTTATTCCTACATACACAGGATCGCTTGCACTCAATGCAAAACTTTTGGTAAATTATGCATTTCTACCAAAGGCTCAGCGAGATTACTTTATGAAGACTCCACTCTTGTATCTCATTGAACAAAGTCACAGAACAAACTTTTACGTCCGTGCATCCGAAATTGTGTCTGCAAACAAGACAAACTCGGTCAGCCTTACATCGACATCGACCATCTCGGCATCCTCAGGCACATTCAATTTTACTTTGACGATACCAAATGATTATTCGACACGTCTAACGTCAAATATAACATTGGGCCTTGCTGTATCAGATGCAGTGCCTGTTGTATCAAATTACGACATGTACCTGAATGGTTCACTTGTAAGTACTACAAAAACATCAGGTACGAATGTCGTAAACCTTGTATATACTGGAGCTCTGACTGGAGGAACTACATACACAGTCGGACTTGTATGGTCAGGTTCAACAGTAAACACCGCTACATGTACGTTTTCAGGTAATTACTATACAACAGAAGCACAACCAATTACAGTGTTTACGGATTTTTCACATCCAGTCAAAGAGCTCTTTTTCGTGATTCAAAGTGATGGCACTTCACCGTACAACTATACTCTTGGAGGCCTTGATCAGTTTTATACTATTCGAATGGTTCTGAATGGCTACGAAGTTATTCCGACAAACTTGGGTACGGCGTCATTCCTAAGAATCCTTCAAGGTTTAGAAAACCATACGAGATGTCCAGATCGATATTTTTACATGTACCCATTCGCACTTGACCCTGAAAACAGAAACCCAACAGGTTCAGCAAACTTTAACGCGCTCGTGAGACAACAGTTTGACTTTGCATTTCGTAAAACATCACCAGAAGTTGGTCGATCAGTTAGAATATATGCACGAGTTCACAATCTTATGGAAATTAAGGATGGAAATTTGAGTATTTTATATGATCGCAAAGATGCAGATGCTGTACGTAACTAGATTCGTTTTTTGACCACCTTGAGAACCTTTTTAGGTGCAGTACGTCCCGTTTTGCATTTGTATTTTGCAAACATTTTGTCTATAATCATTTGGTTCTTTTCTTCGTTACGAGTCTCTGTAATATAAAACTTTTTCATCTTGGCAATTTTTTCGGGCGGATATCCAGCTTCTTCGTACGCCTTGACCATTTCCTTCATTGGAGGCCGAATACATTTTGAGTAATATTCACGATGAAGACGCTGAATAGATTCAGGTAAATCCTCAATAAACAAAGGTTTCGGAACTTTTGCTTTTTGGGCATATGTCACAGGCTTTGTCACATTTTCTTGTTTTACACGCGCGACTTGTTCCGGTGTCGCACCAGCCCGTTCAAGCCCAAAAAGATAATCCTCAATTCGTCCAATTGGTACATGCTTCGACTTGACAATCTGAGGCATTGGTTTATCAAGCAAAGCTATAATGTCCGATACCATATAAAAAATACATTCATTTTCTTTAAAATGGTCAAGGTGATTTTTTGTCTTCCCGGGAAGACATACAGTCGTGAGTTTCTCCTGGCCTGGTCAGATCTTTTGACACAGGCGACAAACCACGGGCATCAGGTGATGATTTCACAACATTACTCTTCAGTGGTTCATTTTGCTCGTGCCAAGTGTCTCGGCGGGGACGTACTCAAGGGACCAGACCAAAAACCTTTTCAGGGCCAAGTCGACTATGATGTCATGATGTGGATCGATTCGGACATTGTTTTTAAACCTCAGGACTTTTTTGCACTTTTGGATAGTCCGCATGACGTTACGACTGGTTTGTACATGATGGAGGATCTTCAGCATTTTGCGGCTGTTCAAGAATGGAACGAGGACTTTTTCAAAAAGCTCGGAACCTTCAAGTTTATTCGCCCAGAGGACATTATTGGAACACCACAGTACATACTAGTAGCGTACGCTGGTATGGGCTGGATGATGATTCGTAAAGGAGTCGTAGAGAGTATCAAGTATCCATGGTTCTATAGTGACCTGCAAAGTATAGGTGATCTTGTGGATATGAATTCCGAAGATATTGCTTTTTGTCGGGCATTGACAAATGCTGGTCATAAGATATATGTTGATACAAAGATTCGAGTCGGGCACCAAAAGTTACTCGTCATCTGAGAGGTACTGGTCCATAGCAGAGAGACGTTCGCGGAGAGAGCGCTTAGGAGACGTGGCCACCTCAAACTCATCCTCTTCATCCTTCTCAAAAGGAGAGCCGTGCGTCTGGCACAGCTCACAGTCGTCGTGAATCTCCTCATCGACCGAGTGCGAATGCACCGGCTCGGTCGATCGGGTCGTCGGCTTTTTCTCCTTGGGAGGAGACTTCTCCTTCTTGGGCTTTGTCTCACCAGAGTGAATCCGGCAGAGACACGTCCCGGCCAAAGCCTTGAGAGAACACGGCTTACCCTTGGCCGTTGTCGCAGTGCATGCCCCGCTGTTTTCAACCGGACGCGTCTCAACCTTGGCAGAACGCTTGGGCTTGAGATACTTTGAGGTCATCTCCTCAAAGTTCAGGTTCTCACCCTCGCAGACGCGCTTCAGAAGAGCCTCCATTGCTTCTTTTGTTTGATGAAAAGTCCACAGACTTTACTATACTACTGAAGACACGACACTCTTTTTTATATAGTTATGTTTGAAAGAGGCACTAATGGTAATAGAGAAAGTTTTTTAATTGGAGATGCACAACTAAAAAACGCTCCCAACAGGGTTCGAACCTGTGACATTCAGATTAACAGTCTGACGCTCTTCCTACTGAGCTATAGGAGCGTAGGCCTTTTATGGACATTGCCCGGGTCCATAGGTTCCAATGGGAGTCGAACCCATATTACAGGATCCCACTGAATCGTTTTCCTCAGAGTCCTGTGTCCTAACCATTAGACGAT